GATGATAACCATTGCCGTCTTAATGACTATGACAATGGCTAAGAGTGATGAACCAATAAACGTAAAAGTTAAAAACTATATTGTGAATGAGGTTAATGATATTAAAGAATATCAAAAAACTCAATGGCAAAAAGGTAAAGAACAAAATGCTAATAACTGGAATAAACTTAAATCTTTATTAGGAGTAAAATAATGTTACATAGGATTGCTGATTTGTGTAAAAAAATTGATGGTATTAAGAAACAAAGTGATAAACTTTATAATCTTAAATATAACAATCCTAAAACTTCTGAAAGAGATGCAGAGATAGATAATTTAATTTCAGATATACAAACACAATGTTTGCTAGTTGCTAGTGATAAGGGAAGTTATGAACGTATCTATGAAGAAAGTGGTTTACCAAAAGATTTCACAGATAAATTTAGAATAGAAGATGAAGGAGGAGTATAATTATGAGTGATAAAGAGTTAACAATTAAATCTTTAAAAGAAAGAAAAGAAGAAATCAACGAAGAATTAGAATATAAGAATGTACAATCATTATCAGATGAATTGTATGAGATTGAAGATACATTAAAAAAGTTAGGTGTGAATGAGAATAATACTGTTAATTTTAATTAGTCTATTAATGACAAACTGTGCGGCGAACCGATCACAAGTTGGTGCAGTTGCTGGTGCAACAACCTCTACTGGTGCTTGTGTATCTATGGGTGTAGATAATCCTTATGTTATCGCTTCTTGTGCTCTAACAGGTGCTTTTGCTGGCGCAGAGATTATGTATAAATCAGATTATGATGTACACAACGCAGTATTTGTAGATCATTTAAATACTAGTCCTAGTACATCTTCATATACAAATTGGTATAATAGTAAAACAGGTAATAGTGGTATAATTAAAACAACTAGCTCTTATACAAAAGGACCTATAAAATGCACTGATTATAGTGCAACTGTAGATATAACAAACAATTGGCCATTGATTGGTGTCGGTGGTGTAAATAGAAACACAGTATTTGGTACAGCGTGTCAATTACCAGATGGAAGATGGATTGAGGGATAATGAAAACAGTAACTATAACAGTAAATAGAGAAACACTTAAACAAGTTTATAGCCAGGTTGGTATGTTAAATGATATGGGTTTTCCTAACTTTCAAAAAGGCGAACCTATTTACAATTTAATGAGAGAAGTTAAAAAAGATTTAAGAAAACAAAAGAAAGTAGAGAAGTTAGGTTGGAAAGATTTATTAGAATTTTGGCCTTTGTCTATTGTAGTACCAGGTATGTTACTATTGTTATTATGGGGGAGTACAACTTAATGAGAAAATTATTATTAATTACTACATTATTATTTTTAACATCAGTTGCTATAAATTATGTAATGGCTGGTGAAGAAATCTTATATTCAAAAGTAAAAACAATACAACCAGAAAAAACTGATGGTCAATATTGTTTTATAAAAGTTATGATTAAACAACAAGGCGATAATATTGTTAAAGAAGAAATTTTGGAATGTGCTGATGGTAAAAAGGGTATTGATACACCAGGTTATTGGGAGTTATTTGCTCAATTCTATTATAGAGATGTTAATGTTCCAGAATACTGTCGACAATATAGTCGAGCTAAACACGTCTTTAAATCGTTCGGAAAGACTTGTTTAAAAACTAACGGCGAATGGGAGATTAAATAATGATAAGAAACATAATAATACTTGTTTTATTGTCAGTAATAGTGTTTGATGTAACAGGGGCAGAGTTTTTAGACTATGTTAGTTTAACACTTGACAAAGCGCAAGATTTAGTATATAATGTAAAAAGTGAGGTTAATTAATTATGAATAAAATGATAAAACTAGTATCAGTTGTGGCTGCAGGCCTATTAATGGCTAACTGTTCTGCGACTTATAAGATGAAAAGTGAGAAGGGTAAAGTATTAAACGAAGTACCGAAATGGTATATGGCTGACTTCTCAGAAAAACAAGCGTGTGATACACCAACGTTTGGTAAAAACAAAGATAAAATGTGTATCTTTGGTGTTGGTACAGCGGTGTCACCAGACCTAAATCTAGCAATAGAAAAAGGTATGATGATTGCGAAAGCTGAACTTGCTGATATTATTAAAGGTGAAATGAATAAGTCTAGTAAACAATTCATTACTGAATTAGGAAAGAATCAAAACAAGACAACGGTATCAGAAGTTGAATCTACAATTGTAAATCTAATTAAAGATACACCAGTTAGAGGTTATGAAATCTTTGCTAAAGATGTAACAATCACAAAACAAAAGTATTATAGAGCGTGGATTGGTTTAAGATTACCAATGGGTGAATACAATAAAATGTATAACTTCACAATCTCTGAGGCTGTTGATGCTTACAATGTAAAAGAAAAAGCTCAAATCGCTTACAAAAACTTAATAGGTGAAAAAGATGAAAATAACAATCTACAGTAAAAACAATTGTCCATTTTGTAACAAGGCTAAACATTTGGTTAAGTCTTTGAACTATGAATACACAGAAAAGAAAATGGAAGAGTTCAGCTCACCACAGGCAATGTTAGAAGATATTGGCAAACCTGTAAGAACTATGCCACAAATTAAGATTGATGATAAATTGATTGGTGGTTATAATCAGTTGGTTGAGTTTTTCGCAGATAAAGGCAAAGTAAACTTCAAAGGTGAAATCATTAGTGAATAAAAAAATAGATAATGTCATATTATTTCCTACAAATAAAATTGTAGAGAAATCAACTACTGGACCAGTAAAAGATGATAAGTTTACAAAAAAGTTACAGGAAGAACAAACAAGGCAATTTGTTGAAACTTCAGTAGATGACATTAGTATTAATATGTTAAGACAGTTTTATAATATGGCAATAAAAACAAATAAAACTACATTTACAAAAGACCTGGCAATGGTTGTTGATATGATGAGAGGTTTGGTATATAGAGATTTTGATATTAAACACCCTGCTCAATCGTTATCAGATAAGTTAGTTGAATTAAAGACATTGAAAGACGGTTCACAATCAGCTAAAATAGATTATTCAAGTTTAATGGATAAGAAACATAAACAACATAAACCATTTAGTCCAGATATAAAAGATGAATTAAGAGATATAAACGATCAAGCTGGTATGTTTGATGGAGATGATTTAAATGATTAAACAGAATTCCAAAGGAATCGCCTTAACAGGTTGTAAAATAGTTAAAACTAACAAACTCAAATATATAAAGGAGTATATAATATGTTAAATACATTGAAAAACCTATTTGGTAAAGATAAATTAGTGAAAGTAAAAGTAGCTAAAAGAACTGCTAAAGTTGAAACTAGAGGCAGAAAAACTTTATCAAAAAAACAAAAACTACTTAACTTACTATCAAAAGGTAGTAATGTTGCTTGGACTACTATTCAAAGTAAATTTGAATTAGAGTCACCAAGAGCAATGATCGACACTTTAAGAGCTGAAGGTTACATGATCTTTGGTAACAGAGTGGGTGGAAAAAAATACTACAGAATGGGAACTCCAACAAGAGCTATCATCGCTGCTGGTATCAATGCGTTATACGGAACTAAATTCAAGTATAACAACCACAAGGTTTCAGTTAAGAAATCTGATCTAATTGCACTTGATGCGTAATTAGGAAAAAAATAGATGGGGCGCTTCGGCGCCCTTTCTTGTTATGAATTTAGAACACGGATTATTACTTGGTTTTATTGGTTGCACATTGACAATAGTAGGCTTTTTTATTGCCTTTATGATTTATGAAAGAAGTAGAAAAAACATTGAACGAATTGAAGCCGATAAAAAGAAAAAGACACCTTATGACTTTAGCTAAAATGAAACCACAAAAACAATTAAAAGTAGATAGAACAGAATACCAAGATGTTGCTGATTGTATAAGAAGTGACCAAGTACCAGCAAGTCATGTTGTAGAATACTTTGGTGATAAACAATTTTATAACTGGTACAAAAAAAAATATTTAAATGATAGATAAAATAATTGAAAAAGTAATTGATAGAGAAGTACCCGATAAGAAAATTGCTGTATTACTCTCTGGTGGCGTTGATAGTTTAAGTGTGGCATGTGCAGCACATAGACTAGGTAAAAAAGTTAGTGCATATACATTTCATTTAGATGGCGACCCATCTTATGACGCAAAAAAAGCGGAAGAGGCTGCTAAAGTATTTGGTTGGGATTTTGATTTAACAATAGTACCAACAGATAAACTAGTAGAAGATTTTAAAATACTTGCTTCAAAATATGATTGTCGTAAGAAGACACAATTTGAAAACACATTTGCATATATGTATATGTTTCCAAAGATAAAAGAGAAGTATGTAGCGATGGGTATGGGTGTTGATATATGGTATGGGTCTAGTAAGAAAGTTGCTTTACACTTCAAAGAACCAAAATCAAAATTTGATGCGTGGCGTAAAGAATACTTTGACCAAGATACACCACCTGACTTGATGACACTAAAAGACTTATCAAAAGAATTTAACAAGACATTAGTATTACCATATACCTGGCAAAAAGAGGTAGAGGATTTCTTTTATCCTTTAGATTGGAAGACATTGAATAGAGGTAAAAATAAAAAGATAATTAGAGATGCATTTGAACCAGAGTTTAAACAAATTGAACCTATACAAAAACACGCTAATATGCAACTATGTGCAAACATAGATCATTTGTTTGAAAAACTACTAAACAATACAGAAATCAATTTTAAAAATAGAGGTAGAGTTATGGACATATGTAGAGATTGGCATGAACTAAACAAATCTAAGGCAAAATTACCAATATGATATTAGTAGATTTAAACCAAGTATTGATTTCAAACCTAATGGCTCAAACAAGAGGTCAGTTTGATGATCTACCAGATAAAGATATGTTAAGACATATGGTATTAAACTCTTTACGTGGTTATAATTTAAAGTTTAAAGATGAGTATGGAACGCCTGTGTTATGTGCTGATGGTGCGAATACTTGGCGTAAAGATATATTTCCTAATTACAAGTTTAAAAGAAAAAAAACAAGAGATGAATCAGGTATTGATTGGTCTGCTTTATTTCAAATGATTGGTGAGATTAGAGATGAAATCGCACAAAACTTTCCATACATTGTTTTACATATAGACAAAGTTGAAGCAGATGATATAATCGCTGTACTTGTAAAAGAATGTTACTCTAAAGAAAAAATTATGATTGTATCTGGCGATAAAGACTTTATTCAATTACATAAATATCCAAATGTAAAACAGTATGCACCGATACAAAAGAAATTTGTAGAAAGTGAAGACCCAGTTAATTTTTTACATGAACAAATAATTAAAGGCGATAGATCAGATGGTGTACCAAACATATTAAGTGCTGATGATGTATTTGTAACGGGTACTAAACAAAGACCTATAAATAAAAAGAGATTAGAGGAATGGACGAATATAGAAAACATACCTCTTGGTTCAGAAACTAAAAAGTATTATGAACGAAATAAGAAATTGATTGATTTGGACGAGATTCCAAGTCTTATATATAATGATATAAAGAGTAAATATATAAATTATAAAGTAAATGATAGGACGCTATTATTAAGTTACTTTATAGAAAACAAACTGAGATCATTGATTGAAAATATAAATGATTTTTGATAACATGCATGGAGAAATATAATGGCAGACAATCCAAATCTGATTTCTAAAAAAGCAATGACTGCGATGGCGGCAACGTCTGGTTCAAGTAACTTGCTAATAAGTGAAATCTTTACAAAGATTAATAACGCAAAAGACAAACCTAAAAAGATTGAAATTTTAAAGCAAAACGATAAACCTGCTTTAAGACAAATTCTAAAAGGTGCTTTTGATCCAAAAATAGAATGGGAATTACCAGAAGGTATCCCACCGTATATTGAGAATGATGTACCAGCGGGTACAGAACATACACTTTTAATAACTGAAGCAAAAAGACTATGGCATTTTGTTAAAGGTGCTGATAAGGCAACTAATAAACTACAAAAAGAAACTATGTTTATTCAGATGTTAGAAGGATTACATAAAGACGAAGCAAAAGTTTTATTAGATATGAAGAATAATACACTTAATAAAACTTATAAAGGTTTAACCGCTGATATGGTTAAAGAAGCCTTTGGTTGGAATGACGATTACGTTACTCCATAGAATCACATAAAATAAAGGGTGCGACATCTAATGTTCACCCTTTGTTCCCTCCAAAATCAAGTAAATACTCGCAAAATACCTGTTGACAAACACCTCTTTTTAGTGTATATTATAAATATGAAAGAGAGAAAATTATATTATGCGTAAATTTTTGATAACAATTATAGTATTGAATACTATGATTTGGTTTGGACTATCTAGTCTTGCTAAATCAGATGAATATAACAAGGCAGTTATTGGTCATGTTATAACAGAAACAATTGAAGGTACCGATATGGATCACCAGAAATTGTTAGAATCTGAAATGAGTAAAATGGGACATCAGTTTGCTATTCAAATGGTGTCTATACTGCAACAACACTTACCTTACATTATGGACAATGTAATGACACAATTAAGACTTGAACTTGATAAGACACATAAGTGCCTATTATTAAAAGGAAGTAAAATTGAAGACAAAGAGTGCCAAAATGAAAGTCAACAATAACATGAGAGTTAAAAAAATTCTCAAGCGTGAACTTGCAAGTCGTAAAAAGTACAAGACAACTTACAAAGATATTAAAAAGTATTTTAAAATTATCAATAAAGCAGTTTTTGATAATGTACTATCTCCATTTAATGAAATTTTAATTAAGAAGATTAGAGACCCTAAAATTAAATGTATGGGTCAAGTTGTGGTTTGGGAATGGAAGAGAAAAGGAACTAGAGTATTCCATTTAGAAATGTTACCGGAATACTATGACAAGAGAGAATTCGTTGACACATTAGGACACGAAATGGTCCACCTATATCAAATGGCTAATGTAGGTGATACTGGAAATCATAATAAATTGTTTTACAGTTTTAGACCAAAATTAAATGCAATTGGCCTTGACTTATAGTGAGAAAGATATATTATGGAAAATGTGAGAAAAAAAACAAAAGAGTTAGACCATTACGTTAAACAAAATGTTGGAGAGGCATTAATTCAATTAAGAGAACTTGCTAAACCAAGTAATATAGCAGGGGTAAGTAAAGTTTACTATACAGGTAATTGGGTAAATGATGTTTACAACAACTACACAGAAAAACAAGCTCAAAAAATATTTGACAATGCAAGTCAATACAGAGATAAGTTAGATTTCTTTCAAAAAAAGTTACCTGATACTTATGAAGATTATAATGAAAAGACTTTACAAGCATACGAATACATAGCAAGGGTTAAATGAAAACATTTAAAACTATAATTAGAACATTGATGGTGGTAACCACTGCTATCTTTTTTACACTTACATTTTTTGAATATAAAAATCAAGTTATATCACAAGCAGAGGCAAGTGTTCCTAAAAAACCTGACTTTGAACACACCAACAATCAACAATTTTTAGATAACGTTTTACAATGTGTTGATTATGTGTATCATAAAAATAAAGATTTTGAAAAAGTAAATATAGAACTATTACTTGCTCAGGCAGCATTAGA